TCCTGCATCGACGTGGTGAGCGAATTGTTGATCGATTTCCCAGTTGCGGCAAAACGTTTCTCGATGCCGTTGGATGCCGCGCCTACGTCCGACACCAGCCGATTTAGCGCACGCTTTACGGTTGCAAGGTCGGTGCTGATTGAGATAATCAGATCATCACTGTTGTTGCCGGCCAAGTCGGTGTCCTAACGTGAAAAAGCCCGCCGTTGGCGAGCCGAAAAGGATGGATATGCCCAAGTGCAAACGATGCGGTTCGGACTATTATCTGGGTGGGAAGGACGGCCACTGCGTTGACTGCGAGGAAGCGGTCGCGAAGAGCGACGGCGATGCCAAAAAGCAGACGATCATCATGACGACTTCGATTGACGTGCCCAACCGTGAAGTCGAGAGCGTCATATCGATAGTCGCATCCGAAGCCGCCCTCGGCATGAACATTTTCAAAGACGTGGCCAACAATTGGCGGGACTTTGTGGGCGGCCGGGCAAATGCATCGCAAGCCTCCCTCAAGGAGGCTCGTCTCGCGTGTTTGGATGGCCTTAGGTCAGAAGCTCACGCGGTTGGAGCTGATGCGGTGATCTCCGTCGACCTCGATTATAATCAACTGGCTACCGGCGGCACCGGTGGCATTCTTTTCGTCGCCGCCACGGGTACAGCGGTCAAGCTGAAGCCAGCCTAACCACCATACCTCTTGATCAACTCATCCATCTCTTCGTCAGATGGTGGAGCGACGGACTTTTTGGAGCCATTTGCCTCGGCCTTGCCTTTCACCGCAAGGGTGAATTCGGTCAAGCTAGACGACCAGAATACTGCCGGCGTCCAGCAAAGGCCGCCGAATGCGATCTTTTGCCAGTCGTGCCAAGGGAACGGTTCTTCTACGCCGCCTTTTGAGCGGCTTCCTCGTTTCCCTCGTCGTCCTCATCGAAATGATGGGATAAGGCCTCAGAAATTGCTTTAGCAACAGCGCCGAAGTGCTTCAGCTTCAATGCGCCGATAGCTTTCACCTTGTCCCCTCGCACTGTAAGAAGATCGAGCGCGGCTACGGTAGCGGCCGGTTCTACGCCGGATAGGCGAAGAAACAAATCGGACATGCTTTTGCACGACAAGCGCGTAGACACGGCAGCAAGTCCACCCATCTCGGCAACGATAACCAGCGGTTCCTTGCCGACCCACAAGCCGACCTCCCCGCGAGCTCCGTTCACTTCCAACGGAAAAGGTTTTTCAGCGTCAGCCAAATTACACCTCCGCAACGAACGTCAGAACGCCGGCAGCAACGAACGTGGCGGTGAATTCCATGTTGCCCTCCATCTCGCCGCTGAACTCGAATTCAGAAACGAACCACGGGCCGGTGTAAGTACCGAGGCCAGGCACGATCACCTTGGCGTTGAACTTGGTAGCATCGTTGACGTGCGTCATGAATGCGGTGTTCGAAGCGCTCTTAACGAACTTACCGGAACCAGAGAACGTTCGGTTCTTGATGCCCGGCTCTGCTGTTTTCTGCGGCGTATTCTCTGGATTGACGCAGTCCGTGATGGTCGTGTCGACCTCATTTGCGGACATGTTGAAGCTGCGGGTCGTCAGACCGCACAGATTCGAAAATACTTCAGGAGTTTCGCCGTCACCAATCTGGATGAGCAGCGTACGACCAATCTGTTGACCGTCGGCCATTTGTAAACCTCAAAAACTGGGGGTTGGTGGCCATCAGGCCGGTGTCTCGACGCGCGCAACGAACTCGACGACGCCATGCGTCGTAACTTCATCCGGGTCTTTGAAATGACGGGTGTCTTGCCGAGTAATCGATATCAATCGATGCGAGGGCAGCACTAAGGGCGCCTCATCCAGAGCCTCGACGACCTCGTGAATGATTTCCTTGAGCTCCTTGAAGCCTCCGGAGTATTGCGACCAAACATGGATCGTCACGTAGATGAGGTTAGACTTCAAACAGGCAACGTCATCTCTAATCACTTGGCTTTCGCCGTATTCGACGTAGGGAAACGGTGCGTTGGTCGGCGGTCTGTCATAAATCCTTTGGGCCACCTTCGCCGTCAGACCGGCTCTCGCCTTCATTTTGGCGACGATGGCGCCCTGCAATTCGAGATCTGAGCTTGCCATTACTTTTTCATGGCCTCCCTCACGCCTCGCCAAACGGCATCGTTGATGCGCTTCTTTGCTTTCGCACGCAGCGCGCGCCATGTCGGGAAGATGTGCGGTTGCGCTCTCGTGCCGGGGTGCATCTTCGCGCCGGCGGCCTGCTTCTTGCCGAGAACGGTTCCACCGCCCTTTGAAACGTTGTGCGGCCGTGTGCCGAATTCCAAAAAGTGCCAAATCCACGCAGCGAAAACGCCAGTCGCATCCGGATCTTTGCTGGCAGTTGCACCGACGAGTGCTTTCGCAGTCGGCCGGTCAGAAATCTTGCCGCCCTGTATCGAAGCAGCGTAGTCGCCAGCAGTTGCGCTCTTGCTTATCGGCGCTCGGTCGGAGATTTTATCGGCGGCTTCGGTAGCAATCTGAAGTTTCGCTTCGGCTGCGTATTTGTTGGCGAGCGGAGCGACTTGATTTAGCTTTTTCGTCAGCGCCTCTCGGCCCAGAACCTTTGCCTTGATCACGACGCCTCCCCCTGCACCACAAGCAGCTCGATCCACTGGTTGCGCTCGTCGATGTTGACCGCAGCCTTGATCGCGTAGAGCACGCCTGTACGCTTATTCCGCGCCCGCCATGCTGGAGTGATAGCGCGCGTGCGTTCGTTGCTGCGGACAGTCATGGTGAATGGCTGAATTCCCTGGAGCCTGCTCGCTATGACAGGCTCGCTGCCAACACGCGGTTCAAGGCGAGCCGCCTCAACGAATACCTCATTCCAGCCGACCACAACGCCACCATACCCATCGTCACCTTCGACCTCGGCTTCAAAGCCGATCTTCTCCGACAGCGAGCCCGCTCCGGATCTTTTGCGTCTTGGCATTCGGTCGATCCTTGGTGGGGTCGGCAGCTTTGGCCGCTATCGCAGCAGCAGCGCATTGCCGCGTGACATTGTAAAGGCCGGGCGGATAGGCAATGGTGAAGCCAGGTTGGCGCCAGTCGAACGGTTTATGGAAGCGGAGCCACATAGTCATCAGCCACTGTTCGCCAGACACGCCATGGTGCCAGAAGCATCCGCACCGCGCGCGGAAGAACCGCGTCGCCCGTTGCCTTCGGGTCTGGCTCGCGAACCTCGTAAAGATCGCCAGTCACAAGCAGAATTGCCGACACGATGGCTGGTGTGACCGCAATGCCGTCTGCCGCCGTTGGTGTTTCGCCTGCGGCTACGACTTCGCGATCAAGATGTTGCGCCACGATGCTTTCAGCAGCGTCGCGATATAGGCCGATCTCCGTATCTTCATCTTCATGAAAGACACGGAGATGCTTCTTGACGGTTTCGAGATCGACGATCGCCATATCAGGCAGCCACTACTGCGGAGGTGGGGGCGCTTGTGACTGGCACACTGCCCTTGTCATTTGTGGCCGTGACGCGAACCGTGATGGCCTTACCAACGTCGCCAGCGACGGGAACATAGGTCGCACCGGTTGCGCCTGAAATAGCGACTCCCGCCGCTAACCACTGCCGTGTGTAGGTCGGCGAGCCGGACCACGTGCCCGTGGACGAAGTTAGCGTCTGGCCTACCTGCGCCGTGCCTGTGATTGCCGGTGCAACGGAATTCACCGGCGAGCCGATACCGTTCACGATACCGGCGCCGATATAGGATGCGACCCTGCGCTTACGAACCTTCGTTGTCAGCATCGGGTTTGTCCTTCTTCTTCGTTGAGCGAGCAGAGGAGATCACCGGATTGTCATCGGTTTCATCCGCGGCGTCGTCTTCAACGGCGGCCTTCGCCTCGCCCAAAATCTCGACCAGGCCCAGCTCATCGAGCTGCTTGGCCTCGCCCGCCTCGACCTTGAATGGATCGCTCTTTTTGGTCTTCAGTTCTTTGCCAACAGCGAACGTGCGCTTGGCCTTCACTTCCAGAAAATCGGTCATGTTCACTCCCTTTCAAGGAAGGGGAGCCGAAGCTCCCCTTAGGTCAATCAGGCGCCTTCGAAATCGCCGGTCACAAAGGACTCGGGGCGATAGACTGCGAACGCCAAGCGCTCTTCAGCGCGGATGGTGAACATGTTCTTCTCGAAGTCGTCGACGTTCTCGCTCGAGAGCAGAACCTCGATTTCCATGCGGTCGAAAATCTGGGCTGCGAAGCTGAACGCACCGGTGAGGAACTCACCTGCGGCCATCGCCTGCGTCGAAACGACTGGCAGGTTCCAGAGCGTCGGAGTGAGCGAGCCCTGCGGGTTGCCGATGATGTAGTTACCGCCGGCGTCCTTGGTCAGCTCGATCTTCGCCCAGTCGATCGGGTTCAGAACGAACGCGGTAGCCGGATACTCAGCGAGAACGACCTGCAGAACAGCCAGACGAAGACGGTCGATGCCGGTTTCGTCTGCGGCAGCGAACGCCGGGTTGAACGCGGTAGCCTGCGGAACCAGGCCGTGGATGTTCTGGCCAGTGCCAGAGCCATTCAGCAGCTGATTTTCCTCGGCGAAACGGAGACCGTAGCGAGCGCGGCCGTCGATGTAGGAGCGAAGCGCAGGCGCGTCGTCCAGGATCTGACGGGAGGCCTTGAAGAGGTGCGCGATCGTGCGGACCGGCGCGGACGTCATGTCAAACGTCAGATCCGAATAAGGCTTCGCAGTCGTTTCAGCGACCGGTGCAGCGTTGTTCGTGTAGCCGGTTTCCTTGACGTATTCGATCGAGCTCGAAGCAGTCTGACCAGGCAGAACCAGGTCGCGGATCGTCAGCTGGCGCTCAGGCAGACCAAAGATGCCAGGAACGCGCGCGCCGGGAACCAGAGAGGTACCCTGAGAGCGGCCGGCGCCGACAGTGGTATTGGCCGAGGTGATGGCAGCGCGGTCAGCTTTTACGCGGATTGAGCCACGCGACGCGCCGGTGAGCATACCAGCCTTAAACTCAGAGGAATCGATGACGAGGTCGCCAAGCGACTTCTGCTCGTCTTCGCCGTTTTCCCGCTCGCGTGCCGCGCGCTTTTCCATATCGGAAAGGCGAGTCGTGACGTCGCCGAGTTCGGAAAGTGCCTTGTCGGTCTTTTCCTTCAGCTCTGCCGAAACTTCGCCGGTTGCGGCGAGCTTCGAAGTGAAGTCAATAGCGAGATTGCCTACCTGCTCCTTGATGGACGCAAGCGAAGTACCGAGCTCGCCGATCTTATCGGCAAGTTGATTATCAGCCATGAGTGGCTCCTTTATCGAATGAGTGGTGATTTTGCTTCGGCGATTAGCCGGTCAATGGCTGCCAAAGCAGCAGCATCCGCATCGACGTCAGGAGCCCCCTGACCATCTTTGAGGTAGAGCCGAGCGGCCCGCTCTGCCTCAGAGCCCGACAACCCCATCAGTCCCCTGATGCCGTTCTCGAACTCGCGTTTTGTGATTTGCTCGCCGGCCGTCATCTTCGCGACCAGCGTTTGTGCGGCCTCAGCCTTTGCGGCGTTCGCGGCCTTGATGCGCCTTACCGGCGCAGGTTCCGTGTCCGCGCCGTAGCGGACCAAGGTCTCGTCAAGTGTGGCAACACGGTCGACCATGCCGCGGTCCATGAGGGCTTCTGCGTAAAACACGCGCCCCTGACCGTAGCCGTCCTCAACCTTGCTGACCGTCACACCGCGCCCTTCAGCAACGGCTGCAACAAACCGATTGTACGAGCGATTTACACCGTCCTGCACGTGGGCCAGCGTGTCCTTGCCGAGCGGCTCGGTCTCGTTACCCTCAACCTTGTGCTTGCCGGCTGAAATGTACGTGCGTTTGATGCCACGCTGCTCAAGAGCTGCGGACAGGTCATCATGAGCGGTATAAACGCCGATCGAACCGGCGCGGCCGGATGGCGTGACGACGATCTCGTCGGTCGACGCCGCAATCCAGTAAGCCGCGCTTGCCGCAAGGCTGTTGACCTGTGCAATGATGGGCTTGTCGCCGCCACGAAGCTTGCGGATCTCTGTTGCGAGCTCATCAGTGCCTGGCACAGTGCCGCCGGGGCTGTCGATGTCGAGCACAACGGCTTTGATATCCGCGTTGGACAGCGCCTTATGCAGCGATCTTTTGATGCCAGCGTAGGACGTGCCGCCGCTCATCGCGGAGAAAAGGTCCATTTTGTCGGCCAACACCCCGTAAACAGGGATAATGGCCACGCTGCCGCTGGATTCCGCGATTTCCTTGGCTCGCGCCTCATCGATAGAAGCGGCGTGCTCGGACGAAAACAGCTTTTCGCCTTCGGCTCTAGCGACCAAAACATCAGCCAAGACGCCCAGTTTTTCGCGCTGAATAGCCCAAGGTTCGGCCAGAAAGACCGAAATCAGGTGTTCAAACTTCATGATTTTCCCTTATGCAGCGCGTGCTGCTGGCGTTGGCGCCGGAGTTTCGGTCTTCCCAAGCGTATCGAGGCGCGTCATCGTGCCGTTCACGATGGCCTTGTTGCCGCCGTCCACTGGCGCCTTGTCTTCGTAAGAGCGAGCCTCATCGACGAGGTAGATGCCGTTCGTGACCATCTTCGACAGGAATTCTGCCCGCGCCGTGCTGTCGCCGCGCAAGAGTTCTTCCATGTTGAACTTCACCTTCGTGGTCTTCCTGGTCTTTGCGTCCAGCAAGTCGCGATAAATCGCCGCTTCGATGCGCTTGAGCATCGGCCGCATGCAGGTCTTGGTGAATTGGAGGATCAGCTGCTCTATGCCGCTGCCCCAGGTGGTCGTGCCGTTGGCTGCGTGCCCGATCATAACGGGCGGCACACCGAAGATGCGGCAGATCTGCTCAACGCTGTACTGCCTCGCCTCAAGGAATTGAGCATCCTTGGGGTTGATCGACATCGGATACGGCTTAAAGCCAGCCTCCAATACCGTCACACCGCCTGCCTTTTCGGCACCGGCGAACTGCGTCAGCGTGTCTGATATCTGCTTACGCTGCTCAGGCTTCAGGATCTGATCCGAGCTAACGATGAGCGAAGAAAGCAGACCGTTCTTGAACATGCGGCCGGCGACCTTCTCGCCTGCCAATGCACTCCCGACCGTATTGCGCACCACGCCGATCGGCGACATGCCGCGATCACAGCCAGGCAAACGGACGCCGCGGACGTGAAACATCTTGCCTTCTGGCACTCGGCGCTTTTTGCCGTCTTCCGTCACCTCGTAGTAGCGCGTATTCCGCCCATCTTTCGACCGGCACACATCGACGCTCAAAGGGTGAAGCGGATTGAGCGCAACGAGGCGCTCGCCGTTCATCTTCTTTTCTGCGAAGAAAAACTGCTTTTTGTTTTCAGATAGTTAGTTGCGATTGTCGCGTTTTTGGCGCGTCTAGGCGCTGGCCGTGCTTGGCATCAGGTCTGCGGCCATTTTCGTGATGGCCCTGTGCCGGTGCTCATGATCCGCTACAGGGTGGGCATATACCTGCAATGTCATGTCAAATTTGTTGTGCCCAAGAAGGTTTGCCACGTCGGTCAAGGGCACAAGGTTATGCACCATCCAGCTTGCAGCGAAATGCCGAAGCGAATGGAAGTGGCGGTTCTCATCCAAGCCCAAGCTCTTGAGCGCGACCCTGAATAAGCGTCTGATGTTCGGGTTTGTGTAGGGGCATCCTTTGGACGATATCATGACCAACCCACGCGGATTGGGTTTGTGATACTTCTCCATCCATTCAGTCAGAACGGCAACAACGTTGTCAGACATAGGCACATCGCGGATGCCCGCCCTTGTCTTCGGCCCCTTGTGCAGGCCCCATGTAGTGAGGTTGTGACGAACCCTGATCACCCTGTTTTTTAGATCCAAGTTATCAACGGTGAGGCCAGCAATTTCACCGAAGCGCAAGCCGCAGCACGCAGCAACGTGGACGAAGCACCTGAGCGCGCAGTCGGCACGGTAGACATGGGCCAGTCGTGGTGCGGCCAGCAGCTTGCGGATATCGTTCGCCGTGAAGGTCTTAATTGGTTCCGTAGGTGCCTTCTGCATGGCAAGCATAGCCTCAGCAACCGGCGTCGTGCGTATGCGCCCCATCTTCTTCGCGTGCCCCTCGGCCATCCTGAGAGTGGCGAATATCGCCTTGATACTGTGCGACTTGTATCCAGCCTTCCGCAGTTCAAAATACCAATCTTCAAGAACAGTTTGCGAAACATCGTTGTGCTTCAATCTGCCAAGCTTCGGTTTGATGTGCTTGTCGCAATTGCTGCGGTGACGCGTGGCATGGCTGCGTCCAATCTGCCCGTCAGCCTCCCTGCGCTCCACCACCTTCATGAAGTCCTCCATAATGCGGCTCACATTGAGCAGGACAGATTCGGGCGTGTGCGTACCCGCCTCAACTTCATTTTCAATGCGGAGCCGTTCTTTTTCGGCGTCCTTCTTGAGGCCGCTCTTGGGGGTGAACCGCTTGCGCTTCCCGGTTGCCGGGTCCGTATACTCAACCACCCAAGCGGTCTTCTTGACGCCTCCGTGCTCCCATTCTCGTTTTCTAACGCTTGCCATGATCACTCCTTCTCTTGTGTAGGTGGTCGCCAGCCTGTCTCATCCATGGCCATCATCAACATGGCCACAAGGCGCGGGACCGCGACGGGGTTTGTTGCGCGCTCAAACTCTGAGACGCGGATGGCCGAACCGTATCCAAGCAGTTCGGCAAGCTCAGCCTGATTGAAGCCGAGCCGTTTTCTGATTGCCTTGAATTCCTCTCTGGTCATCAGGCCGCCCGCAGGTAGTGCATGCCATATACGTTGCACATAATGTTGATGTCTTCGGCCACTTCCTGAGCCTGAATGATCAGCATGAACGCCTGATGCTTCGAAACTTCGCGGTAGACTTCATTGTCAATGCGAACATCAAAGGCATACACTTTGCAGTCGCGGTCGAAGCGGCGGGTAACGTCAACTTTGATTGCTGCGGTGGATTCGGTCATGATTTTCTTGCTCCGTTTCGATGATTAGAAACTAACGGAAATCCGTTATTTTTGCAAGAGGAAAATGAAAGAAGCCCGCATTTTTCTGTGCGGGCTTCGGACCATTCAGAATGGGTGTAGCGGCGAAGCGAAGACCAGCCACCAGTAAATCACCATGAAGACAACGCCTGACCACATAGGGCTCATGCTGCCCGATCCATCACTACGCCAACTGTGCGAAGCACAAGTTCGGCTCTAGTTGACGGCTGAGGCCGGTCTTTCCATTCGCCCTGCCCCATGTGAAAATCACCCGCAAAAGTGCCGCACGGCGTTAGCTGCTTGTCGGCCCAATACTCATCACCATAGAGCTCAATCCGAAGGAGGCGGGCTTCCATGGCCAACCATTCAAGATAGGCGAAACGGGGGTCTCTCTCATGGTCAGCGCTCATAGCACGCCCTCCATGTGACGCACCGCAACGGATGGGTCAAAAGGAAGGGTCGCGCCCCATTGCTCTTGAAGGCCACCTTCATCCGCAATGCCGTTGTCGTCACCTGCCTCAAGGTCGGTGTTGGCTGGTGCGCTCCAATCTTTAGAACCGGCACCGTGCCAATCAGGGCAATCCTGATTTACGCGGTTCGTCCAGCCCAAGGAGCATTCATCAACTTCCGGCTCCCTGCCGTCATGCTCATCGCCCTCAAGGTCGCACCATTCCTTAGCCATGGAAATGAATGCGTGTGCGCGGCAGCCACCGCCGGTGTCCATGCACCAGCCAAGGGACTCTTCCGCGTCTTCATCAGGCTCAAGGTCGGCGTCAGGTTCAAGCGAATCGAGATAGTCAATCATTCGCTCGACTTGCGAAGAGATATCCCGGCGTATCAGGTGCGATGGCATTTCCGCATATTCTGCGGGATCAAATTTGAATGTCATGGTTTTAGCTCTCGGTCAGAACCGGATTTCTACGTCCGGGGAACACCGCATTTTCTACGATGGGCGTTCCAATGAGCCGGTTTCAGACCGGCGGCCGGGGGGTAGAAACTTGCCGAGAGACAAGCAGTACGATTTTAATGGTTTCCCATCTGGAC